CGGAACATAAATATAGGGAAGGGTGAAATAATCCCTTCCCTTTTAACATGGAGACAAACTTGAAATCACTTCTCATTTTTACCAGTATGATCCTTCTTTACGCTGCTGGTATCTTCCCGACTGTAATGCTCTATCTCATGTGCTTCATGCTGGCTTTGATCACATTCGCCAGAGTCACCGGAATGCTCGGCATCCTGTTCGGAAACGTGACGCCAATGCCTTCCGAGTGGGATTCCATCAAAATTCAATGGGCATACACGGTCGCAACTATTGCCGCTGCATATGCTTTGTGGGTTTCTGGATCGGTCATCGCTTACTGGATTGTTGTGGCGTTTATTCCGATGGCTTTCGTGGCGGCATACTTCCTTGTACAATCCACCATGTTCAGGATGGCTGAACAAAATGCAGACACCGACTCTGGTGTGTGATATAATTATCACTGATNTTGCAATCAAGAAAACCCCGTCAAAAGCGGGGTTNTCTTGCTGTCCATCACAAGGCTTCACTTCGTTCCGCATTCGCTTCGCTCAACAACAGATTCATCCAATTGAATCCATAACGAATCAGTATATAATATATTTCATAGGAGGCATTCCTAATTATATACACTTTTTGGAACATGTCAAGCACTATTTTCAGATATCCAAATCTAAAATTTTAATTTTTTGAAATTCGTTTGAAATGCCTATATATGGCGGTTTTCAAGCTTTCTGGATACTAAATATCCCTACCCGCTGGATTAAAGACGTGTTGAGAGGATATTGATGTTAGTTTCCAAAATTTCGATTGCTAATTTTCAAGCTATCCGCTATAGTAATGATCAATTCGCATTTGGCGAATCCAGTTTTGCGGTCTATGACCACCGCGCCAATTTCTGGCAATCCGAGTCATAAAATCCATATTTGTTATTTTTTAAGCCGACTTCTGTGAAGATCGGCGACGATATCTTTTTCATCAACAATTTCAAACCAGACATAACAAGTCTGGAATAAGAAGAGGTACGCTTTTTAATGTCCGTTTCCAATAACCAACTAACCGCCGCCGAAGGTTCTATCCGTTCACAGATTGTTGAGCGCCGCACATACCTTCGACCGCTTAACGATGAAGGAACCCTTTTTGAGACTTTTGAACAATCTGTAGACAGAATGATCGAACACCAACGATGGCTTTGGGAACGTGCAAAAGGTGGCATGCATATTGACCCCGAAACCGATCAGTGGATTATCGAACCGCTTTCGCCTAGCGAAGAAGACGAACTGAACGAACTGAAAATCCTTCTTCTCCAAAGGAAGGTCACCCTTGCTGGTCGTACCCGTTGGCTTGGTGGAACCGAAATTGCCCGTCGCCGCGAAAGCTCTATGTTCAACTGTTCGTTCATCGAAGTCCGTTCGGTATATGACGTGGTTGACGTCCTTTGGCTTCTTCTTCAGGGTTGTGGTGTTGGCTTCCGTCCTATCGTTGGTGTTCTGAATGGATTCAATAACCCCGTCGAAGAAATTGAAATCATTCGAACCAAGCGCACCGAAAAGGGTGGCAATCCAGAGAACGAAGAAACCTTCGACCGCGAAACCGGAACTTGGACCATCAAGGTTGGCGACTCTGCTGAAGCTTGGGCTAAGTCGATTGGCAAGCTTCTTGCTGGCAAGCGCCGGGTTAAGAAGCTGGTTCTGGATTTCTCTGAAATTCGACCGGCTGGTGATCGTCTCAAAGGATATGGCTGGATTTCTTCCGGGGATGAACAGATTGCTATCGCATTCAAGGCAATCGCTCAAATCATGTCGAATGCTGCTGGTCGGCTTCTGACACGCCTTGAAATTCTTGATATCGTCAATTGGCTCGGAACCGTTCTTTCGTCGCGCCGTTCTGCTGAAATCTGTCTGATCGCAGTCGGTGAAGATGAATGGGTTGATTTCGCAACTGCGAAGAGCAACTGGTGGGATTATTACCTTGCTGATGGAACCAAGTGGGAAATCCCGGCTGAACTTCAGCACTTGAACGCATTCGACAAGAACGACAAGGCAACTCTTGATGCATTTGCTGATCTTGCTGGTGCGCGGGATCGTGCACAACGTCAGCAATCCAACAACACTCTGATGTTCTATCATCGCCCTGAACGCCATGAACTGGAATTCCTGTTCGACCTGATGGAAAAGGCTGGTGGTTCTGAACCGGGCTTCTCGAATGCTGTTGAGGCTCTTCGCCGCGCACCATGGTTCAAGGGTGGCAATCCTTGCTATGAAATCCTTCTTGGCGACCGTTCGTTCTGTAATCTGGTAGAAACCGTTCTGTTCCGCTTCAATGGTGATTTGGCTGGTCTTCTTCGCGCTCATTGGCTCGTTGCCCGTGCGAACTATCGTCAGACTTGCGTATGGCTTGATGATGGCATTCTTCAGCGCGGTTGGCACGAACTGAACGAATATCTTCGTCTGTGTGGTGTTGGCGTGACCGGAGTCGTTTCTTGGGATATGCAGAAGGATGCCGCCGCTTGGTCTTCTCTTCGTGATGCTGCCCATGATGGCGCAAACCTGATGGCTGATGAACTTGGAACCCCGCGCCCGAAGGCGGTCACCACGATCAAGCCGTCTGGCACACAATCGAAGACCCTGTCGCTTCCCGGCATGGAAGTTCCGGAAGGCATTCATGCTCCGCTCGGTCGGTTCATTTTCAACAACGTCGGTATGTCTATTCACGATCCGCTTGTCCCGATGCTTCGCAAGGCTGGCTATCATGTCTTTGACAAGCCGAATGATTCTTCGTCGGTTCTGGTCCGTATCCCGGTTGAATATTCGAACATCGAATTCACTAAGTTCGAAAAGACCACCAAGGACGGTCGCAACATCGTTGTTGAAGTCAACGTCGAATCTGCAATCGATCAGCTTGAACGCTATAAGCTTGTGATGGAAAACTATGTCGACCATAATTGCTCGATTACCGTTTCCTACGATCCTAGCGAAGTTGAGGCGATCATTGATTGGTTTATGAACAATTGGGATTGCTTCGTTGGTGTTTCGTTCCTCTATCGCAACGATCCGACAAAGACGGCAGAAGACCTTGGCTATTTGTACCTCCCTCAAGAGGTTGTAGACGAAAGCACATATCGCGCTTATGTTGCAACGCTTGGTCAGATCGATTGGACCGGAACTGGTACTGAACTTGGTGTCGATAATGCCGGGGAAACCTGTGTGAGTGGTTGTCCTGTACGATAATCTACAAAATAATTTGAAATAATTTCAAAATCCCCGTTGACAAACAGCGGGGATTTTTCTATATTCAAGTCATAGAGAGAACGAAAGAGAGAGATAGCCATGACCAAGAAAGTGATGAAGTCCTACGCCGCCAAGTTCTCCAACGGTGCTGAATTCAGCACCAAAACAAGCCGCCCGACCGCCTTCGCTTGGCGTGTAGAGAGTCCTGAAATGAGCAGCGGTTGGGCTGGCGGTTTCAGTTCGACCTATGCCCTTTGCGCCAGTGCCCGCGACTCGTGGGTTGCTCGACTGAAGAAGAACGGCGGAACCATCACCTTCGTCGAAATCGCCCCTGTTCAAGAAGTAATGTGATATGACCGTTCAAGAACTAATTGAGTCTTTCACTTCCGCCATCGAGTCTTATGGCTATGTTGTGATGTCAGAAGCCATCCCCGGCGAAGAAGAGACTTACTGTCAATCATTGAAGCTTTCCTTAGCTCACATAATTGCCTCTCAAGTCGTCATCGAAGAACGGTACAAGACGCGCGGCAAGAGCAAGCGTTTCCTCAAAATTCTTCACGAAACCTTTCCCAATCCCGGCTTTGGTATCGAACCTGTCGCAAAATAATTTGAAATAATTTCATTTTGTGCTTGACGGTTTATAGGAATCCACCTATATTCAAGTCATAGAGAGAACGAAAGAGAGAGACAGTCATGACCAAGTACACGAAGCGCCAGTATCAGAAAGACCTTGCTGCCGTCGCCGCCGCTATTGAAGCCGTCAAGATCGAGCTTTCTTCCTTTGCTGATCGCGCCGAAGCCGGTGAAGACGTCAATGCCATGTCCGAAGCATGGAATGCCGCTCATGATCGCCAGTATGAACTTGAATGCGAACAGCACGAAATCGAGCGTCGTTTCGCCCGCCGCGACTGGTCCTATCAGGACTATGTTTTCGCCGACCTTGTTGCGCAGAACATCGATTAAGAAAGATTATATTAATGTCCAAGTTTGACGTCGTTGAATGGATGACCGTTAACGGTCATCCATATTACAAGAACAAGATCGAACAACTTGCCGAGGATATTAGGGTCCGACGTGAAGCATTTGGTGAAGGCGCTGATGTTGGCGAATTCCTCAAAGAAGTCGAAATCGTTCGCCGGGAAGCTGAAGACCGGTATGATGATTGGGCTTCCGATCCGGATTATTGAAATAATTTCAAATTTATCGTTGACATTGGTCTGAACGTCCATTATGTTCAAGTCATAGAGAGAAACGAAAGAGCTACCGCCATGAACCCGATGTTGAATGAACGTGTCAGTGCCTACGTCGACGAAATGCTCGAATGCGGCGAAATCACTGTTGAATTCACTGATGCAGAAGTCGCCGATATGATCTGTGATGATCTTGATTGCGATATCGCTTGTGACTATTCCTATGGCGAAATCCTCGCCAGCGTCACCAAGGTTTTCAAATCTATTTTGAAATAATTTGAAAATATGTGTTGACTAGAAGTCAGAATCGTCCTAAGTTCTAATCATAGACAGAGAGACAACGAAAGGTTCTCGAAATGACCACTTTCACTTTTGCTCCGAAGACCAAGAAAGCCACCATCCTGTTCAAGGGCGGTCTCGGTAACGTGATCGTCAAGCATGTTTACCTTCTCGCCCATGGGCGTAAGAAGTATGCCCAATACGCTTCTGCCCCGTTTGTTCACTATGTCGAGAAGGGCAAGCGCAAGCCGACCGGCTTCGTCCAGACTTTCCGCCCCTATCTCGTAATTCTTGACGGCTGGCAGGAAATCGAGTCGCAGTCGCTTTTCCGCCCCGCCACCCTTTCCACTTCTGGTGCACTCGTTTCCGAAGGCAAGTTCGCCTCTTGTGATGACGGCTGGCAGAAGGAATTCGAAAACGAAACCGGCGAATTCAAGAACGTGATCGCCGATTACCGTGAAGTCAACGCCTATCAGCCGCTTGAACTGATCGCGGATTAACGAAAGGAAATATCATGTATAATGTTCGCGTGACCATTCCGTGCGGTCCTCTAATGGTTGAGGAAGACTTTTTTGTCGAAACTGCTTCCGAGGTCGACAAGATCGTCGCGTATGGCGACCGCACTGGCGAATTCACGGTTCGCTATACGATGCAATGTAAGCCGAAGGTTCTGTGTGAAATTCTGGACGCCATTGACAAAATCAATCCATCATTGATGGATTGTGATAATCGCTAACATTGAAATGCCCGCTAACATTGATCCTGTTAGCGGGCATTTCAATGTTAGTATGTGTAATATTATTACGCCATGTCGAGTGCTGTAATTTTGGTTCCGGCTTTGATTGCCACGATCATTGGAGTCATTTGCGGCACTGGAATTCGTGGATCGGTTGATGCTACTGGCACAGTTCCATCCGTCGAAAATGCCACCACATATCGCCACCAATGGCGGTCAACATAACATAGGTCCATTCGACGCTAGATGCAGCGGTTGTCGCTCCGGAAGTCAGCGTGACGGATTCGATGTTCGCACTGATAAAATCAGCCGGTGAATTCGCCAGCTTGTTATAGACGACGGAAAGCGTAGCCATTAGAACGAACCTGCAATGCTTTCAATGATCGGCGTAGCCAGAAGAGCAAGCGACGGATAGAAAGCGGAAAGTACAATCACAACAATGAGAGCAACGCCAAGGGCGATATTCTTAGCCGTGAAAATAGATGTCTTGGTTGTGGTTTCTTCGGTCATTGGAAAATTCCTCTTGGTTTGATTAATATACTATTTAGACAAAGCTCGCATGTGAGAACCCGAAATTCGGCATTGAATGTAATCATTATAAAAATCGTCTCTAAGTAGAACGTCGTATTCAAATTGCAACTTGGATTCCCAATAGGTCATTTCAGAAGTAGATCGGCACAGTTTGAGAATTTCCCTCTTGAACCTGTCTCTTCCTTCGCTTTCGACTAGGGCTTTAATCTTCTCATTGCTTCCATAATAGTCTTGCCAATCGCTTTCGGTGATCTTTGTCCGCTTGCGCTTCTGTCCTTTCAGGGGAGGAAGCTTTTTCTTGTTGAAAAGTTGCTTCTTCCCGATATACCGCATTCCATTGACAAGATCGGTGATCATATAGACAAAGCCGATGGCACCTTCGCCATCGGTCAACGTGAATTCTTTATCCTGATACAACCACACTTTATTGTGCCGCTTTCAGTGCCGCATAAAACGCCTTGGCTTCTTCTGCAATCTTTGCAGCTTTGTCCGTGCCATTGATGATACGACGGGCATTTACCCAATCTGTTCCATTGGCGTTGAAGTAATCACCAAGCTTCTTTCCAGTGAACCGACCATTCACCATTCCATCATACATGATGTTGACGGCGACTTCCGGCTTCAGTGCGTCTTCTGGACTGTCATCAATTCCATATTTTTCATAGTTGTCCTTCCCGGTGATCTGAACAAGACCGCGCCCGCGATATTTCCAACCATCACCGGACGACTCCGGACCATTGCCCATACGATTTCCATAGGCTCGATTGGCGATTGCTTCTGGCTTGCGTTGATACCGTGAAGCATCGGCGACACTGAAATATCTTGGAAACGTGGCGCGAAGACCCTTTGCCGAGTAGTTCAGGTTTTCGCTGATGGCGGTCATCTTTCCGCCTGTTTCGTGATAGGCGGTCGCCAGTGCATAAGCGGTCCAGCGTGGGTCACATCCTTCAAACTTGTCAAGAATTGCGTCCATACCGACAACCTGATCGGTGGAATACCGACCGTTGAACAAACCGGGTTTAACGGTGTCAAAAAAGATTTTTCGATTCATGAGATTTTCTCCTATTTCTTCCATTATTTAGAGAATAGGGATTGACTGGCTTTTCAATTTGTTTTAAAAATAGGTTGTTCAAAAGAAACGAGGTTCCCAAATGATCGACAAGATTTCCTTCATCATTCTCGCAATGATCATCGCATATATCGGCTATAGTGCCGTCATCGCCATTTCTGACAACGTCATGAAGGCGGCTGTATGATCCCGCCAATTTCTGAAATTCAATATTCCGATCTTGTGTCGGGAAAGATCAAATCGGTAGAGCATGGCAAGGCATCCGTCTGCTATGATCCTGAATTTGATGAATTTGTAATGAAAAGTAAAAAGTGTACTCACATTCTCCCAAGAGCATCGAACGATGTTGTGGCGGTGAGTCAACACTGGTGTATGTTCGCGGGGTTCTTTTCATGAATGAAGAAATTTTAGTTCTTGTCTTGACATTGTTCATGGCTTCTGGTGAAGCACCAAAGACAGTCGCGTTTGAGTCGCGATATTGTGAAGAGAACAAGGATTACATTTCTGATCGAATCTTGCGAGATTCGAAAGGCGCTATTGTCAAGATCAACTACGAATGCAAAAGGAAAATTTGAAATGAATGCACAGGAAATTTTTGATACCGTGTTCACCAAGCTTTATGAACAGGGAAAGCAATCCGTTGATCCCGAACTTCCACATACTTGCATGTATCGCGGTCCTGATGGGATGAAATGTGCTGCTGGTTTTCTCATTCC